AGCTTTCGTATATTACGGGTTCAATGAATATGTCTTTTTCGTGCCAGTACACGCGCATTAAAGCGGTGGGGTGGTTATATCCAAAGTCTAGCCCGTATACAAACTGCGTGAACCTAGCGGGTCGGTGCGGTAAAAATGTCCAATTTGAATATATATTGCTTTTGCTTATAGCGTGTTCGCCTAGTGCGTAAATTTGGTATAGCGCCTCGTCGGTACGTTTTAAGTCTTCTATTTGGCGTTTGATAGTGTCGGGTAAAAAGGGGTTGTCGCGGTACGTGGACTTAATCAATATGCTTTCGTCTTTTGGTAGTTCGTAAAGCCAACTATTGCTATCGGACGGATTATAGTCAAAGATTAGCTTTTGTTCGGTACGCATATTTAATTGGGTAAAGTCGTCTAAAAATAGTTCGTTCGCTTCGTTACACCATGCCACGTGGCGTTTGCGCCCCCTTATCTTTTGCTCATCATCGACTGAAAAGAACTCTACTATTGAACCGTTTGGGAACGTGTAGATGTGTTCACTCATGTTATGGCTCGTCTTTTCGTAAATACCCGCCTCTTTAAGCACTTCTAAAAAGTCGCGCATAGCCGTTGCCCGTAAAGCTGGGAAAGTCTTACGAATTATGCTAACAACCTTGTTCGGGTTCTGTAAGCAATAGACCATCAATAGCTGACAAAGCGAATACGTCTTACTTGAACGGCTCCCCCCCTCGTTAATGATAAAACGCGCCTCGTGATTGTAAAGCGCGTCGTAATTCTTTTCAAAAACTATGGTTGACTTTAGGTCCATTACTCTAGTTCTTTGGTGTCGGGTCTAATAATAGAAATTTTTATTTCGTTTATGTTTTCGCCGTTGCTAGTTACGTCCGTCTTTTCGGTTAGGTTATTCAAACGTGCAACTATGTTTTGTTGATATTGGCCAACTAGTGCGCCTTCAACTTGGTCGTTTCGTATTTCTTCTTTAATACGCGTAACGATGCTTACAAATGCGTCGAACTCTCCTACATTGTACCAGTAGCGATTTATGTCTGTGGCTGTTCGGTTGCAAAATGTTTTAAACCCGTCTATGGTTAATGGCGGTACGTGTTCTTCGTATAGAACGCCTTTATTTGTTGCTTTGGGTACTAATCGCTTTCGTGATTTTGTATGTTCTACGTAGGCTTCAAATAGCGTATATAGTTCCTCTGGTGTTTTTATGTCTTTAGGCCTTGCCATTTAGTTTCGTGTTTTTAAAGTGGTCTAAAAATTGGTCTTCGTTTAGTTCTTCTACGCATAGTAAGGTTGGCATATCTGTTAAGTAAATTACAATATGGTGTCCGTCTTTTTTTAGTTCCGTTTCTACGGCCTTACCAACCTCGCTCATCTTTACGCCCATATCAATAAGATAAAAAGCCATTACTTTTTCTTTAAAGACTTAACATAACGGGATAGGGCCTCGCGTGCGTGTGTTTCCCATACTCTATTACATACCGCGTAACGTTGGCTTTCGTCCGGGAATGAGCCTACGCTTTCCTCGTCGGCCATGCAACGTTGAATAAACTTGTCTTTACCCTCGCCTTTAATTGGTTGTGGCATCTTTTCTTCTTTTTCGTGTTTTCTTAACAACTGGCTTCGGTTCCTCTACTGCATCTGCTTGCGCCACCTCATGGTCTATGCCCGTGTAGCTAATTGTTTGGCTTTCCTTTTCGAATAGATAGCCCAAACCTATGCTCGTGTAATATGTAAAACGTTTCGGGTCTATTTTGTCAACCTCTATACGTCGTTCGCCTAAAACACTATCGTAGCTTATAAGCGTTTTTCCTTTGTATTCGTCTTTAATTTTCATGTTCGTCTTTTTCTATGGTTTCTACTATAATACCTATACCGCTAAAAGCAATAAACAAGCCAGTAATAAACAAAGCGTGCTTGTATTCGCATAGGGTAATTAGTACGCCTATCGAAATTACTATAAGGCCCGCGGCTATTTTGTTAGTCTTTTCCATTTATATAACTATATTCGATTTCCTTTATTCTTTGTTTCAATGCTTTGATCATGTAGTAGGCCGAGGTTCTAGGAATGTCGAAATAGTCCGCCATTGCTCTAGACGTTTGGCATTTGTGTTGAAAATAGGCTTCAGCTATCCGCTTTTCAACTGGGCTTACTAGTTCGTTAAGATACGTGTTTATGCAAGCCTTTCGTATGTTTATAAGTTCTTCGTGTTTTAGCTTGTCCGTTATTTCGTCGTCTTCGGGCTTGTCGGTTGCTATGTACTCCTGGCTATAAACCTCGTCTTGTTTCCTACTTAAAGACGTAGGCCACCAAATTTGCATTTTGATTGTATTCAGTAGGTAGCTTTTTACCTTGTTTTCGTCGGCTTCGTGGTCGTCTATACCCGCGACGTGCAAATAAGCGTTATTTATAACCGTGTCGGCCTTTAGGTTTATGTAGTTTAGCTTTTTGCTTAACATCAAACGCTTAAGCATATAGTTAGTGTACGTCCTAACCTCGCTATAATTTGCCGTTATGTAGGCGTCAAGCGTTTTTTTGATACCAGACAAGGAACTCATTATAAAAGGTTACGCGATCGCCAGCACCGCAAAGGCATCTATTATCATTTTGGCCCGTGGCTACGTTTTTAATCTTTTGTAGCTTTTTTAAATACATTTTGCTTAACCGGTTAGGGGTTAGCAACTCTAGTATTTTGGATATTTCTATTTGTTGAGCCTCTGTAAGCATAGGTCTAAAGTGTGGGCGGTTAAACTTATAAGGGTAGCCGTTAAAAATTCCCCAGTCAAAGCCCAACTAACCCAAAAGCCTACGCACTTCGGACAACCAAAGGCGGCGTGTATTGGTATTGTAAGGCTGTTAATAGGTAAGCGGCTAAAGATAGCATCTAAAAGTATTTGCAATGGCTCAAAATTGACAAGCCACCATGCTAGACCGACGTATATTAGTATTTCCATATTCCAAAAGTATAGGTTTTTATATTCGTGTTAATATAATTTTTCAACAAAAAAGCCCCAATTAAGGGGCCTCTAGTAGTAGTTTACCGTTTAAAGTTGGTGTCTTATTATGTACTCGTCTAGCTTTACCGCCGTACTTAACGAAACGTCTTTACCATCTAGGAAATTTTGTATTTGAAAGGGGTGGAACTTACCCGTTTTTTCTTTGATTTCCTCGGCTATTTGGTTACGTGTTTTCGACTTTAAAACCTCGCGCATCTTATTACGCAATTCTATGTCGTTTATGTTCATAACTTTTCAAAATGGTAGGTCGTCGTTAAGTGGTACTGGTGGGTTTGTAGGTTCTTGGGCTACGTATGGTTCGCTAAAAGATGCGCTAAAATACTTTTCGCCCGTCTTTGTGTCTTTTACCCAAAGCGCTATTTCCATTTCTTTGCCGTTTACGTTTACTTTTCCTTTGTAGTCTGGGTGGCTTTCCGTCTTTTTGTAGTTATTCTTAAAGATCGCACCCGCGTTGTTCTTTGTTTCCATTTGTTATATATTAAAAATTAAATTGATTACTAAAATTAAGGCTATTACTGTTACCAGTATCATTGTGCCAATAGCTGCCATTTCGCTTCGGCTTTTTTCTTGGCGGGTTGGTTTATATTCTTTTTGTTTCATACGTTAAATGTTAGGTCGTTGTTTTTCATTACTTGTTGCAGCATCTCTCGGCATTGTGCGAATACTTCCAACTCGGTTTCGTTTAGGTCTTTGTTTCTACTGCATCCGTGTTTTACCATACCTCGCAATTCTTGGTCAAGTTCAAACACAGCTATTCGCCAATCCGTGCCATTTAATGCGTCTATTGCGTCGGCTTTTTCGTCGTATTCTATTGTTACTTTCATCTTATTCTGTTTTATTTAGTTCGTTTTGTAATAGCTTCTCGATAACCATTGCTAAACGCTTCGACTTCTAATAGCGCTATGTCTTTTTTAATGCGCTCTAGGTACAAAGTAGCGTCCATTAGTTCTTCTTGTAGGTGGGTTATCCATTGTTCTAGCGTTAAGTCGTTTCGTGTTAGCGGGGTTCCGTATTTCTTTAGCCCCGCGTTTGAGCGTTCAACGTATTTCGCTAGCACGCTTTTTACTATTTGGTCTTCTACTTCTTGTTTCATAGGAAATTGTATAGGGTGTTAAAATACTCGCGGCATAGTTCTACACGATCTTTGATTTCGTTTATTACTTGTTCGTCTTTTTCTACTTTAAATACTTTAACTCGGCGCCCTAGCGGTATATGGTCGAACGTGTGGCGCTTTAACACCTCGTCGCGTAGTTCTTGGCTTTCTTCCATTAGTCTAGCGTTCCAATGAGCGCGGCGTATTTCGTCCTCTATCATGTCCGCGGGTGTGTTGACTAGGCAGTAAACTAGCAAAGCTTCGGTCTTACCCGTTAATTCAAGGTAGCCTTGCAATTGGTAGTAGTACTCTTTAGTAGGTATTTCCGTAGCAAAAAACGGAAAAGTAGTAGCGTCCCAAGAACTTTTTACGTCTAAAAGTATGTCGTTCGTGTTTACGTCTGGGGTTCCCGTCAAAAACTCGTTTTCAAAGTGTTCGTGGTTCTTATATAAAAAACCTATTTCTAGCGCGTTTGAGGCCATATCTATTGCTTCGTCTTCTACTAGGTTACCTTTGTCGGTGTAACGGCTTGAAAACGTCTTAATAATGCCGTATTTCGCACGCAACACTTCCTCTTCTATGTACGTCTTTGCGGTTTGAGATAATAACTCCCCCTTGGTGCGGGGGTTAGTCATTATTTTGCCTATGGCAGAACATCGAATTTTGAAAGCTTTCATAGGGCGTTAAGTATGTCGGTTTGACCATCGGTTAATTCAAAACTAGCCTCTAGCTTTTCGC